TTATTATCCTCACCTTCATAAAGTTCAACATTTGTTCTACCACCACTTTTTACAAGTTTAACTACATCTTTTTGGTTAGCTCCAGTTCTAAATGTTGCACCATTAATAAATGCTGCATAGGTTTGTCCAGAAGCAGTCTGGGTTATGAATGTATTATTTCCGTCATGATGTATGGCTAAATCTCCACCACTTCCAACTTTTAAATGAGTATCATCTGCAAAGGTAAGACTATGGTTAGTAGCACTAAAAGTATCGCTTGTATCTGATCTTAAATAGCTAGATCCATGATTTCCATCTAACAAATCTGAATCAAGACCACTTCCAGTACCATCATTAGAGGTAGTAAAAAACCCTAATGATTGTATATCTGCTGCTGTCTGATCTGCGGTAGCTCCACTTTCTATTCCATCTAGTTTTGTACCATCAGCAGATACATCTCTACCATCAACTGTTCCAGAGGTAACAATATTTTGACTACCAAAGTTAGGTGATATTTTAGTTCCGTCTATAGCTGCTGAAGCATTTACATCAGCATTCACAATCGTGCCATCTTTGATTTTTGCAGATGTCACTGCTCCATCTTTGATGTCAGATTCAATAGTTGTTGAACGTGCTTCACTAAGACCAAACCTAGCCATATCATGGATAGCGTTTAGATCTGCTGCCTTAATAGATGATCCAGCAACAAACACGGCTGCTGCTGTATCTACATCTGTTTCTCTATATATATGTACATTTCCAGTTCCTGAAGCAGCTTGTGCTCCGAGAGTAACTGTTGTTCCGCTTACGGTGTATTGACCAGAGCCGGGACTGCTGGCTACATAAGTTTGTAAAGCTCCATCAATTCTTACTTTGATGTCACTTGCTTTTAAATATTCAATTGTAATGGCGTATGAGGTGGCACCGCCATTTTTAAATTCTTCAGTTGTTTGTACCGCCATGGGTTATCCACCTTTGTTATTTAGGCATTTCTAAGATTTTGTCTATCGTGCCTTTGTTTGCTTTTCTGTTTTTTAATTTTTGATTTCTTTCTTCAATGAGTAGCTTTTGGACATCGGGATCATTTTTAAGAGATGCCCAAGCTCTTTTCTTAGCTCTGTCAAACGACTTTGCAATTCGCTTGTAGTGTGGAAATGATCTTGGTTCAACATCAGACATACCATTTCTTTTGTGCCAATTCATCTCAGCAATAGATACCTGTATTGATTCTTCTGAAGCCATCTTGTCAAAGTCAGCTAATAGGTTTTGTTTACCTATAGCTTTCTGATACATAGATCTAACTTTTGGACTGTCAGATAAATCTGTTCCATCTGGAGCTGAGTATGTAGTTGTTCGTAAGTCGTAACCACTATCAAATAACAACTGTCTACCGGGAGAGTAATCTAAGTTAAAGTTCACTGGTGAGACTGCATTAAACATACGAGTAATAAAGTCGTGATCCTTTATAGGTCTGCCAGTTAAGATGTCGTATTTAATTGGTAATGCTTCTCCTGCAATATTTTCAGTTATTAAATTTCTGTTTCTTATAGAACTACCAATATCAGATCCTAGTTCTCTTGTGTAAGGAGTTAGTACTTTACCTATCTCATTTCTAAGACCAGATAAAGGAACTGTATTGTTCATTAACGAAGCAATAATTCTTTGCTGTTGTCCGGGAGCACCAGAAAATAAATCAACAAATGACTGTAATCCAGCTAAGTAAGATTTACTTGTAGCTGTATTAGCTAATGCCATTGATAGTTTTAATAATCTGTCTTCTGCCCACTCTTCACCCATGAGATCCATGTGATCTCCAATATCTCCTACTAACGCAAGTATCTGATTGTAAGGTTCAAAGGCATCATAGTTTACCCAGACTCCACCAATTTTTATAGTTCTTGGTTTCCATCCAGCATCTAACCATGCTTGTCTTTTCTGTCTATCTGTAGGTCCATTACCATGTAACTGACCATTTAGATATGCCATACTTGCCATGGTCAAAGCTGCTGTACCCATAGCTAATCTTCCATTCTGTACAGCTTTTGCATTCATCAAATCTCTAGCATTATGTATGCCGTATTGATGTAGATGTGAAAGATTATCTCCGGGTTTTGCTTTAGCTATAAGGTTAAACTCATCAACTAAGAAATTAAATCCGGGAGTATGTTTTGCTGTTAAGGTCAAACCATTAATACCAGTTCTAGCGAATAGGAAAAATGGTCTTGCCCAAGGTGCAGCATTAAACGCATCACCTAACTTCTGTGAAAATCCTGTTAGATCTTGAGTAAGTGTTGCTTCTTTTCTGCTGTATTCAGCAGCAGCATCGGTAAGGTTACCATCAGGAGTAAAGATTTCTTTATTAAAATTATCTTCTGCGTTTCTAAAAAACTTTTCATCTAAATTAGCAAAGTTAGAATCAGGTAATTTTTCAACAGCTTCTAGAAATGCTTTTTCTCTAGCTCTAGCTCTACCAATTATTAATGCAAAAGCATCGTCAGTAGATGCCATGATTTTGGTTGAGTAAGTAAGAAGACTACTATCATTCAAACCTCTAACCATATTTGCTGTACGATATAAAGCTTTGTCTACCTTGTTGCCTCTAGTCTCTGCCCAGTGACCATACATAGTCCACTGATCATCTAATTTATTTCTTTCTACGAATCTAGTTTTCATAGTAGACAGCTCGCCTGTCCAATAACTATTTAGCTTCTTTTTAAATAATTGGAAAGATTCTGGTATGGCTTCACGCATTGCATTTAATGCAGCTAAACCAGCTCTACCAGCAACCATATCACCACTTAATGTTCCACCTATAGCCATAGCCATTGGTCTAGCAAATGATGCAGTAGATGTACCCATGATTGCTCGAACTGCTGTTTTAGGTCCAGACAAAACACTATGAGTAAACATAGTTCCCATTTCTCTTAGGAATGCACCTGTCTGTTTCTTATCACCAGCAAACGTACCGCCTCTCATTTTCTTACGCATAAATGCGTCAAGATCATCAAGAGTATGTACGCCATCAGCCATAGATATACCTTCAAACATAGTTTTAAATACTTCATCACCGTCTTGTTCGGTGGTCATATCTAAAGCCATACGGAAAGCATCTATACTTTTCTGAACTTCTTTGTCTATTGCTTCGGCTGCTTGTTTTTTAGTTTGTCTTATACGTGAGTCACCAAATTCAGCAAGCTGTTGTGATACTTCTGAACTAGATATTTTTCTTAGTCTTAAACCAGCAATTAGTTTCTCAACCATTTGCTGAGCTGGACCGTCTATATCTTTTAGATCTGCAATATCAGCTAACTCTCTTGCGGTAATACCAGCATCTCTTATGTCATTAAACAAAGAGGTATTAACCATGTCTAATGCTTTTATGTATTCTGGCTTTACGTATTCACCAACCTTTCTCTTTTTACCTGTTTTAGTGGTTTTGTAGATAGGTGTTTGGTCTTGAGTAAATTTCTTAAAGAACTCTTTTGTAGAAACTTGATCTGTATTTCTGCCTTCATAAACAGCTCTAAACATATCAAGATCATTACCAATACTTTCTTGTAAAGTCTTACCTTGTCTTCTAGCAGTCTCTTGTAATTGGTCGATAAAACCTTGACTTCTAAAGTTACCTAATATCTCTTTAATAACTTCTTCTGTTTCACCTGTACCCTTCGACATTCTCTCAATCTGAGTGTTTGACGTAGTAGAACCAACATGACCATCTTCAGCACCCCATTCTGTTTTGGTGCGTTTCATAGCTCTATCTATATCTACAGCTTCACTATTAGAAGTTGTAGCTCCTTGCCATGGGTCTGCTATTGGTTCATTTTTAGGTGCTCTAAATCCGGGATCTTTCATCTGGGATTTAGCTTGTTCTCTTTTTTGTGTTTCTATACTGTCTAATCTTGACTTTCTAAATTCGTTAAACTTTGCTTTAACTGTATTTATATCATCACCTAGTGCAGTTTTTAATTCACCTCTACCTTCATATACTCTTTGAGCTGCATCAGTAACAGGTTTTAAATCTTCTTTTAATGCTTGTCCTAACTCACCTCTAGCAGCAACAACATCATCAGCTTTACCTTTTAGCATTTTAGCTAATGGTGTCATTTTAAATATAGTTGCATCAAACACAGCACCTATACCCATACCTTCAACAATATGTTTTAGCTTTCTAATTGCTGGGTGATCTGTGTCGTTAGTAGCAAAGGGTGTATCTATCCAACCGTAATGCTTTGTAAGCATTCCAGTTAAGTTATCTTGAGATTCGTTTTTAGAAAATACATCATACTTCAAACCAGCTATAGCACCTTGTCTTAGGTGTGCTAATAATCCAGCACCTTTAGCAATTTTTCCAGCACCACCGGTTGCAGCAATAGTACCAACAACATCTGTAGCACCTCTGACTAATCCACCCCACCATGTTTTGGTTTCTATAGGATCGCCATCACCATACATAAACTGATCCCATTCAGTCTGGTATCCTTCTTCAGTTTTTCCTTCCTCTTCCATCTCACCATTGAAAAAGTCAATAACTCTTTCTGGTGTGGTGATGATGTTAGAAGCAATATCTCTAGCTCCAGCTCCTAGTCCAATAAAAGTATCAGCTACATAATCACCTGCTGTTGGACCTTCTTCTTTAACTACTTCTGGAGTTGTTGCTTCTACAGCTTCCTCTTCAGCAACTTCTTCTTCTGTTGGTCTTTCTAGTTCTATATCAGCAGCTTGTATATTTGCTACTGCTTCTTGTGTTTCCTGTTCGGACAACCCTGTTCCAGATATTCCTATCTCGAGCGTAGGGTCAAATCTTTCATTCATAGTTACCACGGTAAATATTGCCCTTGGAAAGGCAAGTAAACCGTAGTTACTTGTCCTTTCTCATAAGAGCTTTTTTGTTATAAATGGATGTTTTTGCATTTGCTTCTCCTGCACCTTCTGTCTCAAGTCTTGCTCTTGTTATACGAGAACGTGTAGGGAATTTATAAATAAGTTGTAAGACCTTATCGTCAAACTTTTCTTCTTTCTTATCTTCTTTTACTTCGCTTTTTTCTAAATAATATTTAACTTGTGAGTTTGCTAAATCTAATGGATTAACACCCATTCTCATCGCTAAGTCACGATAGTACTGAGGTATTTCAGAAGATTGTTTTAGTGGTGTGTTGTACCAATTAACTAACTCTTCCTGCGTTTTTATATCAGTAGATAATTTACTTTTTCTCCAATTACCACCACTAGCTTGAGTCATGTTTGTTTGGATTCTTCTACTATATGAATCATCACTAGGGTCTAGTTCAGGAACCATTAATCTCTTTACAGCTCGATCATCATTAAGTACTTCTTTAACCGCAGCTTGTGCAGCTCTAAAAGCATCTTCTGGTGTAGCCACAATCTGACCATTCCTCATGTATGTACGTTGATAAGTAGAGTTAAATATCTCTTCTAAATTTCCATATAAAGTTAACCATGCTTCTGATTTAGTATCAGTCTCACCAAAAGTATCTCCAGTACCTTCGTTGGCATAAGCTTTCAAAAGATCAGAAGCTTTCTTGTAGTCGTCAGTTCCGGGAACTAATGCACCACTAGAAAGTATCTTATCTTTGTGCTTATTAAACATTTCTGTACTGAAGTTAGCAGCCTCAAAATCATATACACCACCTTGGTAGCGTACAGACTTTTCAACTAGATCTTCAGCTATCTCATCTGGTAAGTGACCAGCTAACGCATCAGATAATTCTGTAGGAACATATCCGTCATACTTATCTTTGTAATATGCCATTAACTGCATCTTTGCATCATTAGACAAATTCTTATTTGCTCTAACAACTTGTAAATCAGCAGCAATATTAGCTTCTCTTCTTTCTAATCTAGCCTGTGTTCCTTGTTGAGCAGCATCTGCTAGTTCACCTGTCAGACCAGACCACTCTTTCCAAGAACCCATAGTCTTAGTAGAACCATCACGAGCTGTTATTTCGTGATTGACTATAGACATAGCTTCTGGATATGTAATTACATTCTGGCTAACTAAATCAATTAAGTTTTCTTTAAATGCTGTTCTTCCTGCGGAGATAGTAGTTCTATTTCTAGCTGCATACCTAGCTGCCCAATCGTGGGCAAGTTGATGTCCATCTGCTGGATTAGCTGTTGAGAATCCAACTGCAATCATATTGCTATCAGATGCTTTTACTTGTGCCTGATAGTTAGCTTCTCTTTCTATAGCTTGTTTCTTACGTCTAGCATCATCAAACTTATCTATTTCTGGTTTAACAACAGTAGCTACAAGTGCTTCGTTTAATCCTGCAAATTGTTTTGCATATTCAAACTTAATTTTTGTGTCTAGAGCTGCTTGTTCTGATGGAGATAGGTTATCTAAATGTCCGACAGAAACTTGTTGACCATCTCTAATAACATCTATCTTTGTTGTTTCGTAAGCATCGTAAACATACTGATCGTAGTCTTTAGCTTTCTGTAAAGCATATTGTTCTGCGACCATATACTTTTCCCAGCCAGCCATATTACGAAATTCTTGAGCAGTGATAGAATCACCAGTTTCCTCTTCGTATTTAGTAGCAAACTCTTGTGTAGCTAGATCATCTTCAAATAACTGATCTCGCTCACCTCTAAATTTTGCTTCTAGTTCTGGACTAACACCTCTAGTTAAGATGTCTAGTTTTATCTGTGCTTCTCTGTCTGATCTATGTTTGTCTTGTCTTTGTTTTATTATGTCTCCGACTTTAGATGAAAGAGTAGCTAACCCCTCGTACATCTTTTCGGTATTTCTTACTCTATCAGCAGAGTTTTTTTCTAACTGCTGTAGGTATCTTTCTTCTGATTGCTGGATAGCTCTATCAGATGCTTCTTGTTCTGGGATAACATCTAGTACTTCTTGAGGAGTTACTGACTGCCCAGTTATTTGATAATTTG